GGCGACCGGTTTCAGGGCAAGCGAAGCACAAGGCACGAAAGACACAAGGCCCGCAGCACTCACTGGTACTTGCGGGCACTTGGTGTCCTGAGCATCTGGGGGCAACGCCTGCGACCTGCGCCTTGTTATCCCCAAAGTTGCCCCCAAGCTGCCCCGGCTGTTAACGCGGTTTGCCATCGCCCTTAATCGCCAGTCGCAACGCGAAACACGCAAAACATAAGCCCCGCAAGCACTCTTGGTACTTGCGGGGCTTATGTCGAAAAATGGCGGAGCGGAAGGGCGCCACATTAGCAGCGTATCAACCTTGTTTCACAGGCAAACAAGTGCTGGATTGCCTCGAGTTGCCCCCAATGTTGCCCCCAAATGTAAAAACTATTCGGCTATGTGGTGACGACGCGGCTACCCCACACCGCCCCATCTTGCCCTTCCCCATGCAGAGCGACCCCATGCCGCACGCCCCCACCTGTTGCGACCTGTGTTGCCCCCTGCGAGGCGTGATGCGAGTGCCGCAGTGCTGATGCTGGTCGCGCCGCCGGGGTTGCGAGCCTGATACGTATACGAGTGCTCGACCTCGGCAACGACTCCCGCGTCCGTTATCGCAGCCGTGGGCGTCCACCCCTGAATCTCAACGCCATCGCGCAGATATCGGTACTCGACGCCGTTGGTGACCGCGCCCGCCGCGATGTTGACGCCGTACGCCGTGCCAGTGACCGTCAGCGCGCCGACCGCGCCCACGGGCCACCGCCCGTACACGTTGTCGTCGATGGTCGAGAGTTGCCCCGCGAGCAGGACGCCGAATGCCCGCGATGCGGCATACTGGTCAGCGAGCCAGTCGGATATTTCGACGACGAAGAACGCACCGGGCGGCGTGCCACCGGCCTTGACGGAGAAATACGAGTTCGGCTGCAACGCGGTAGCTGAAGTGCTACGCTCAAGCCCCGGCTGCTGCGCAGCAACCGCGAGTTGGTATTCCTGCTCCACGCTCCAGTTGGCGGCTACGCCGTTCCAGCCGTACACCGAATGGCTGTATCCGTGCTGGTAGTGCCCGTGAAAGTCGAGCATGACGTCGGGCCTGCCTCCGGAGCAGCGTGACACGATATCCGCCCGTACCTGCTGCACGACAGACAGCACGGGGGTGTCTGTCCAGTCTCGCGCCGGGTCGGGAACGGGGTTCACCGTGTCGAACGAGCCACGGAAAGCCCGCCCTGCCCTGCCCTGCGGGTTGACGCACGGGTAGCAGAATACGGTGTAGCGAGCGAGGAAAGCCGGGGACGCCAGCAGAGTCTCGACGAACGACTGCATCACTTGGGTTCCGTGGTCCTCACACGGGTGCACGCCTGACGTGATGACCATTTGCGCAGGCCCATGCCCGAACTGGAAGCCGAGGATTTCACGCGCCGGAAGCACGCGGCCTGTCTCGTCCATGGTTGCCGGGGCCGTCCCCATGACGAAGTTGGTCTTGCCGGGCAGGTTGGCGATGCCAGACAGCCCGTCAACCCACGTGTGCAGCATGGAAGGCGTGCAGAAGGGCCGGTAAGCGACGTACACCGTGTCGGCGGTGAAAGCCTCGGAGAACTGGAACGCCACGTTCGGGTCTGTGTACGAAAACGAAGGTGCGTACGCCCACGACGTGGGGTCATTCGGCGTGTATGAATAACACGGAACCCACCCGACCTTGGGGCCGGTGGTCAGGCTCATGACCTTGCCCACCCAATCCGTCCAGAGCAGCGAGAAGGTAGGTCTCTTGCCGAGCATTTTGTCGATGCGGACGCCGAAGTACCACCATGCCTCTGTAAGGGTCGTGGAGTAGTTTGTCGACTGCTTGCGGGGCACAAGGCTGATTGCGTAGTCGTCGCCAACGCGGGACACGGACGAGGCAGCCGCGTTGATGTTGCCGCCCTCGAAATCGCCTGACAGCGTGGGCAGCGACGAGTCGGTTACCGTGATGTATCCCGTGCGCGTGTACGTTGCCGCCCCGCCATTGATGGTCAGAGTGACGCTGTATGTGCCCGGCTCGGTGTAGGTGTGCGTGGGGTTCTGCTGCGTGCTGGTCTGCCCATCACCGAAGCTCCACGACCACGAAGTCGCGCCGACGCTCGTGTCGGTAAACGCTACGGTCAGGTCGTCCGGGCCGTTCAGGGGCGCGCCCGTGAACCCTGCCGAGACCTGCGGGCCATTCGGTGCCGTGGCGCCAGCGGTTCCAACGCCGATATAGTCGATGTGGAGCGTGCTGTTCAGGTAGTACCCGAACACACCCACACCGCCAGCGGAAGCAAGGCCCGCATCCGTCACCTCAAGCTGCCACGTGGTGGGCTCGGCTTGCCCCTCGTTCCACGCCCGCACGCGAAGGGTTGTGCCGTTGACGCGATAGCGGATGTAGTACCAGTTGGTGGTGTCGTGGTGGTTGAGGCCTGTGACAGTTGCGGTGGGGGCAAGCGTCGTCGCGCCTGTGTCGTATTTGAGCAGGGTAAGGACATCGGTATACGACAGTTGCAGCACGTAGCCCTTGAGGCTGGTTCCGCTGTTCTGCTGCCGCAGGATGATGGGGTTGCGGTTGCCAGTCTGCGCAACAGGCGTCCTCGCCCTGATGAGTACTTCAGTATTGGCATCCGTGCCGACCAAGTCCCAAATGGCGGTACGGCGAGCGTTGGTGCCGGGAGCCAGCTTGAGCGCCTTGCCACCGCCAGCCGTGGCGTCCGCGACGACGGCAATCTCGCCAGCAAGCCAGCCGTTGCTCGTCCATCCCGCCGGTGCGGCGTCGAGCGTGTCGCTGGCGAAATCAGTCCAGTACAGGGCCATCGCCGCCTCCTATCTGTATCGTCACCGTCCGCATAGCCCCGTCCTTGCCCATGCGCTCAAGCTCGACCACGCGCACCCCTTCGCGACGCAGGTGGGTGAGCACAGCGCGACGGTATGGCCCCCACTCGCCGGACGCGCCGCTGATGTGCGCCCTGTCCTTGCCGATGCGCTGGACATGCGCGGCGATGGTGTACGGGTCGCCGTAGCTCGCGTGATGCGGGCCGCAGCGCAGTGTGTAGGCAGTGGGTGTTAGCGTGGCGGTCATTGCGGAAGCCCTGCCAGTTCGGCGCGCAGCGTCTGTGCCTGTGTTTCGAGCGACGCAAGCCGCGCTTCGTCCTCTGCTGTCGCCGTACCTGCGAGTTTTGCCCGAAGGGGGCGCACGGACTGCATGTCGATGGCGTCGAGCTCTCGCTGGATGTCGGCGCGGCGCAAACGGGCATCTTCCCGCGCTGCCCACTCGTCAACATCTTGCTCCGTGGGCTGCGCCGCGGCGAGCGCCCACTCCTTGATGTACGGGCCGTTTCCGTCGTCCTGCACCATCCATCCGCCAGCAGGATACGCCGCAGTCAGGTACTCTCCGAGACGATTATGCATCGGTCTCTCCTTTTGCCTAGGGGATACGGACGGAGAATGCGCGAGCGATAGCCGCGTGTCCTGCGTTTCCGGGGTGGAGATTATCAGTACCGGCCATGGTTTCCGGGTCGTACGCGTCATTCACAGGTATGGGGTATGCGGGGAATCCCAGCGCCGCGAACTCGGAAACTACAAGCCGTATTCTGGCACTGGCCTCGTCGTCACGCGCAGTGCTACGCAAGGGTAGCAGCGCGAGTCCGGCTGCGTTCAGGTGTGGCACATCCCCCACAAGCAACTGTGGGCAGTTGCCGGGTGCGGCAAGCGTCCCGAAGTAGTCCACGAACGTGTAATGAGGGCCGACTCCGGTAACCTCTAGCGTGTGCGCCCCGGAGCCGAGGTCGGTCAGCACGACGACCGTATGGGACAGGCCCATAAATTGCTCTTGAGGGTACGCGTCCACGTTGCCGTCAGTCTGCCCCTGCGGGTTGTATGTGCGCACCAGCGCCCCGTCCACGCGGATTTCTACAGGTGACAGCGTGTAAGTAACTCCGTTGGTGTCCCACATGCCGATGACTGCGGAATCACCGGAGAAGCTCCACGTCAGCTGGCCGCCGCCGTTGTTGAAAAGGCACCCGCCACCAAGGCCAAGACTGGCCTTTTGCGCCCACGCACCGGCCGTGGCAACTGTCCACGTGCCCGTGCGGACAACGGAGGCGTAGTTGGCTGGTACGGCGGAGTTGAGGAAGGCATTGGCGAGAAAGGCCCGCGTCTCGTTCTCGATTTTTTGCAGGGTCGGCTCCCCACCCCCACGTGAGAGGTCGTTGAACCCGGCCATCAGAGTGAGGGTCTTCCCGCCACCAGACGGAAGCGAGGAGAACGCGTTGGCCACGGCCCGCGTCACGCCTGTTCCGCCAGCAGCGAGGTTCACAAGGGAACATCCGAAACGAGCCTTGATAATCTCGGCGTAGCCCTTGGAAACAGGGGACGCCCCGTTGCCGAGGGTGTAGCTGTCGCCGAAGCAGTATAACGGCACAGAACTCTTCATATGGTTACTCCACTTTGTATGCAGAAAAAGTGGTCGTCGATTCTTCCCCGGCAACAGTCTTGGTTCCAGCCCCCGCGCCATATGCGTACACGGTGAAGACATCCGTTCCGTTTGCTTTGACAAAACAGGAGATGTCAGGATGGACAGTCACAGTGCCTCTGGCCACAACCAGCTTCTGCCTGAATGTGCTCCCGTTTTTGTTGAGGATTACGCGGAAGTCGGAACCGTCGACAACGCCTGCGGAGAATTGCAGGCGGGCCTCGATAAGATAGACCCCCGCAGGCGGCGTGAACTCACTGGTCGCAGCGTTATACCATCCGTCGGTGTCTTCGATTTCGCTCGGGAACGTCACCTTGGTGGGCGTGGCAGACGCGATGCCCGTCTGGTCGGCGGTCTTTATGGCTTGGAAGCCTTTTGCCCTACGAGACCATGCGATAAGCACCATGTCAGTGCCGTCATATAGACATGTTGCGAGTTGGCCAACAGCAATATCCGCCGCAGCACAGGGTGCCTTGCTGCCGTCGCTTATGACCTTGATGGACTTGGCACCAAGCCCGTCGAAGTTAACCGTGGGAGCCCCTGAGCATGCCGTGTGCGCCACGAACTGATAAACGCGTCCAGAGACGTAGGCAGCGACGGCTGGTGACGAGGCCACGGTATAGGCTGCTCCAGTGCCAGCACTCGTCGGCGCGGAGAGTCCGCCCTGCCGCAATGTGTCGGACATGTTTGCCGTGGCGGCGTTCCCCGTGCATGCCGCAGCGGACGAGGCGCTTGTCGAGCTCGTCGCCGTAGCAGCGTTGCCAGTGATGTTGATGGCTGCCGTCGTTCCAGACGGCACGTTCGACAGGTCTTTCAACGCGGCCTGTTCGATGGGCACGCCCTCGGCCCACGTCACTGCACCGGAGGGCGCTTGTTTGAGATACCGCGAAGCAGAGGATACGCTAGGAGACGGGTAGTGCCCGCCGTTCACCCTGTGGTGGTTCAGGTCGGTGACGGAGTCATCCGCCGTGGTGTCGAGTTTGCCAGCGACTGCCGTGTTGACGGTGTCGCCGTCCGGTGTCTCGTCCAGTATGGTCGTGGCGCGGCGGATATACGCGCCGCTTGCGGAATCGTAGGGCATGGCGCCTCCTTTACTCGTTCGGGGCGGACATGAGGCCGCCGATGACGCCAGCGCGTGGCAGGGCCTGTTCCACAGCGCCAGCGACGCGTCTTGCAGTTGGCGATGACAGGGCGTTGATGACCGTAGGCGACGTGTGCGCCCACCCTAGGGCCATTGGCACCGACAGTGATGCTATGGGGTCAGCCACCATTGCGGCTCCCTGCGCCCATTGCGCTGGAGAGCGCGCGAGCCTGAACATTTCATGGGTTGGGGCCGTGCGACTCGTGTTCACCGTCTTTCCAGCGCGAGCAAGGCTTTCCCCAATGGCTCGCACGGCGTCGAGGTCGCCACCGAACAGGTCACGCTGCACCTCTGGATGGTACGCCCCGCGCCCCTGTCCTGTGATGGTCGAGAAGGTCGAAGGTGATGCTTCTCCAGCCGCGAAGTGTGACCCCGCGCGAGGCGTTCCAAGCTGCCGCAAGATGCCAGCGCGGATACCATTGAACCCCTCTTCCCCGAGCAGCGACTTCATGGCCTCCACCGTCGAAGGCGTAAGCGACGGCGACAGCAGCGCCTGCCCAATGCGCGCCGGGTCGCCCTGCGCGAACAGCATTCGCTCTAGCAGGTCACGCGTTTCCTTCTCTTTGGCGTATTTGGCGTTGAACTCGCGGAAAGCCATCAGGTTCTGCGGGCTTCCAGAAAGCGCGGCCTCGATGTCCTGCGTCACCGTGTCATACAGCTTGCCAAAGACCGCAGCGTCCACGTCGTTCGTCGTGGCGACCTTGGGGTCGTCCATGAGTTGCCCGATGCGCGTCCGCAAGGCTTGCAGCGTGTGCACATTCAAGGCCGACGGTTGCTGCGCCCCATTCTTGAGCGGTGCGGCATCTGACATCTCCGCAGCGATGAACCTCCCCACGCGGCGGCGCAAGGCGTCACCAGCTTCCGGTGACAGCTTCGCCGTCTCACCGTTGAGCCACGCCACGGTGTTGTCGAGATTCGCGTTGTCCGTTCCGAAGGTCTCGAACAGTGATTTCGCAGCCTCTGCGGTTTTCTTCTGCCACTCCGCCTTGCTGCCTTCGGCAACACGCTTTGCATAAACCCCAAGCTCGTCTGGGGTGGTTGGCACAGACGAGCCGCCGATGCGTTCGGCAGTGTCAGCAAGCGCCTTGTCCAGCCCCTCGCGCCCGGCACGGGCTCCTCGTTCGATGAACGCGCCGCCGGTCAGTGTGTCGCCAAGCCACCCTTCGACCATGGGAACAGCCCGTCCTTCTGACACGGACGCCAGAGTCGGCGGCTGCATCCCGAGGTCGCGCCACGCCTGTACGAGTCGTTCCGAAGTGGGGTTGATGACTTTCGACAGCCCCTTTCCGACGGGGGCCATGACACCGCCCGCCGCAGCGCCAACGGCGGCATCTGTCGCGAAATCCTTCGCCGCATCCCCCACGCCCTGCACCTGCGGGGCAGTGTTCCCGCGCTTGCCAGCCTCATAGCGCGCGAGCATGGCGGCGAGCGAATCCGCAGCCTCTCCCACGCCAGCGCCAACCATCGCCGCAGCGGGAATGCCCACGACCGAGGCGTCGAATGGCAGCGTGACAGCCGCCGACGCAATCTCGCGCCCCGAGCCGAACAGGTCGCCCACGTCGAACCCAGAGGGGTTGACGTATGTTCGCCTCCCTGTGTCGGGGTTGACGAAGCTGATGCGCCCGTCAGCCTCGGGCTGTGCGCTGTCGCCATACAGCGCACGGGCACGTTCAAGCTTCGTCGCGTCGTCGTTGGCGCTGCCGATGATGAAGCGGTGCGACAGCCTCGCGCCTGTGCGGTCGTCGATGGGCGTCGGTTCAGGTCGTGGAGTCGCGCCTGTCAGATGCCCAATGATGTCCGCGTCAGTGTACCCGCTCTTCCGCGCCCCGGCAGCGTCGAAACCGCCATGCTGCGCGAGATGGTCGGCAATTTCCGCGTCGGTGTAGCCGCTCTTTCGCGCTCCCTCCACGTCAAACGGCATGGCTATTTACCTCCGAACGCCGACAATGGCGGTCGCTGCTGCTGTGCCATCGCTGGCTGCTGCATGGGCTGCTGTGCACCACCAAGGGCGTTCATGCCTCGTGCGAGTGCTTCGTGGTCGCCGTAACTCATGCGCCATGCGTCACCCTTGCTACGCAGGAACCCGCGATACCCGTCCATCTTGGCGCGCAGCGTGTTCCAGTCGTCACTCGTGGTGGGCAAGAACGCCTCAAGGCGCTTCTTCTCCTGTTCGGATACCGCAGCGCCCGAGAGGGCGTTCATGATTTGCGACGAGAAGTTCGACAGCGCCGACCGCAGGGGCACCCCTTCGGGGTCGAGGCGAGCGGCGTACCTGTCCGGCAAGCTACCAAGGACAAGCCCCGTCCCGCCAGAAAACGGGCTCGCTGGCTGCTGTGGGTACGTCTTCGCGCCTGTCTGCGGGTCGACCTGCGCGCCCATCGCCTTGTCGAGCTCATCCCCGACGCGCGCGGCGTCCGCTGCCATCGTGTTCCACTCCGCCAAGTTCTTGCGCGCCGTGGTATCCAGAGGGAGGAGGCCAGCCCCGGTCTGCTCGCCCTTGCGCGGGGCAGCGCCCACCTCGATAGGCGGGGCCGTGGGGTCCGTGGGGTCGATGGCGAATATTTTGGTCGCGCCGTCAGCCCCCACCATGGGCATGAATCTGTACCTCTGGTCTTGCTGCCTGTTCGCTTGGCGACTTGACGCAATCTCGCGCCGCAAGTCGGCGTTCTCCCGAGCTATGTCAAGGCGCATCTGGCGGTTCTCGCGGCCCTCCATGAACTTTGCGATAGAGTTGTGGTCAGCTATTTCAAGCGGGCTGTGCCCCCACTGCGAGGTGTACTCAGCGACCTGTTCCGGCGTCGGATTGGGGTTCTGCAACATGTAAATCGTCGCCCGCCCGACGTTTCTCTTGTGCGCGTCATCCTGAGCCACTTTATCTTTTTGCCACTGCATCTGCTGCTCTTGCAGCCCGTACATGCGGTCTTGCTGCGCCTTGGCGTCAGCAAGTTGCTTCTCGTAGGCCTGCCTGTCTGACATGTCGTTGTAGGTGTTCAAGAAGTTGTCGGTGAACGAGGCCACACCAGACGCGAGAGGCGAAGGCCCAGCGTAGTAGTTCCCGACCATCTGTGGGCCGCTCATCAGCCCCCCGTAAATATTGCTCTGCCTGCGGCTGCTTCGTCCGTACTGCATCGCCGTCACCCCTATTTGAAGAAGCTAGAGATGCCGCCCCAGATGTCGCCAACGGCGCTGGGGTTCTTCATCAGCCCACCAAAGGCCGCGCCTCCGAGGCCAAGCCATGCAGCCGAGTTCTGCGCTGCCGCTGCCTGCTTCGCTGCTGACTGTGCTGCGCTAGACTGTAGCTGCGCGGCGTAGCCCGGAGAGCCACCACCAGCAAGACCGAGGTAGTTTTCAATCTGGCTCTGGTCATACGCCTGCCGGTCTTGACGCCGTGCCAACTGGTCTTGGTACGCCGCGTCAATCTGCGAGTTGTTGAAATTGGCGCGGTTGCCGAGCAGTTGGTTGTTGTAGTCGGTGGTCTGGAGGCCGGACTTCCACGCGTCAAGATTTTGCGTGTGCTGCTGCGCGTAGGCATCGTTGTACGCCTTCACGCGGTTCTGCTCGTTCGCCATGATGTTCTGGTTAGCCAGTGTGTTCGCCTGTGCGATGCTCGTGGCGTAGTTCTGCGCCCCGTCCTGCAGCGCGCCGGACATGAGGCCGCCGCCGAGTGAGCCGTACAGCCCGTTCGCGGCGAAGCGGTTGGCAATCTGCGACTGCGACTTGTCCCACGCCTGATTGACGGGGGCCATGAAGTCAGCGCGTATCTGGTCGGCAGACTGCCCGAGGCCGTTGTATTGCGCCTTGTTGACGTCGTAGCCACTCGAAGCAAGCCCTTGCGCGTTCTGCTGGCCTGCGTAGGGGTTGGTCTTCTGGCTACCGGTATAGGCGGGGTACGGCTGGTAGGCGTTGGCGGCGATTTTGTCTTTCGCGCCCTGCAAGCCAGCCGTCACGAATCCTGAATAATCTGCTGCCATGCTGCCCTCCGTGGCTGCGATGCACATCCTGTGCGTTGGCGCGTTATCCGTTTTCTGTTACGCCTCCCCGAAAGGAGGTGGTTATGCGGAAACTTGTTCTCGTGTTGGTGGTGGTTGGGGTGTTGGCGGGGTGCGACCTTACCCCGACGGGCCAAGACGCCCGCTATGGAGTTCGGCTGTGTTCCGTGCGTGATAAGGGCGTTGATATCCCCGTCACAATTATGGTCGACGGGAGGACGGGGAGAGCGTGGTTTCTCACAAGTGGCATGTACTGGCAGCCGATGCCTGTCGCGAACAGCCTGCATAAGTCCATTGAGGCGCAGATGTTTCGGGATTCAGATATGTCGTATGCTCCGCAATAGCTCTTGACTTTTTCTTCGTCCTACGCATATCGCCTCCATGGAGGTGTGTGTATGCGCGGTCTGCTTTTGCTGTTCGTTTGCGCGGTTATGGTCGGGTGTGGGGCACGACAGGTTGACTCTCGCTACATCACCCCCGTGACCAGTTTCCCCGCAGAGGTTTATACGGATTCTTGCACTGCTCGCATTACCTCGCTTGGGGGCGGGAAGTACAACCTCACATCGGTGTGCAGAGACATATACGACGACCAGTCATACTACCTGCTGCTGTTGCAAGACGGCGTGGAGATTGACCGCGTATACGTCCCGTCCAAGCGCACCATGTACGGCCCCCATCAGGTTGAATTCCAGTCTCCTGCGTTCAACGGGGTGTCTGTGTACTGGCGGGCCGTGCGGAGGCTCTAGCGCCCGCCGAAGCCCTCGCCCTGCCCGTTCTTCGCGCCCTGTGAAGCGGTGCCGCCGCTGTTGCCGCCGCCGAGGTTGCCGCCTCGACCGGGGCCGTCGTGACCGTTGAAACTGCCGCCCGCCATAGGCCCCCCTGACGGGGTTGACGAAGGCTTCGAGCCTCTCTGCCCGTACCCGCCAAGATTCCATCCGGGGACGCCGAAGACGTTGTCCACGCTGAACCCGTCCTTGCCAGCAAAGGGGCCGCCGGGGACTGGAGCACCACCGCGCCGCGCCCCCCTGCCCGCCATCGCGGAAACAGCCATCGCCCTTGCTCTGGCTTCCGCCTCCTGCGTCGCTGCGAGTGTGGCGGCTATCTCGGCGCGTTCGGAGTACCCCGGAATGGATGACACAAGGCCGTCGCGGATACCCTCGAAGTTGCTGTAGGCCGTGCGCCCCGAGAACGGGCCGTAACTGTCCTCGAAAGAATCGCGCCGCGACTCGTCCGTGCGTGCGTCAAGCCCGTCCTCTACCGCAGCAGCGCCAAACGGAGCCATAGCCCCAAGCGCCAGCCCGAGCGGGCCAAACATGCCGCCAAGCAAGCCCATGCCGAACGGGTTCTGCACGGCCGCGGTGACGCCCTTGCCGAGCGTGGTTGACGGGGCAAAGCCCGTAGCTTGTGCCGCCATGTTGCCCATGCCGATACCAAGTCCGGGGCCGAGGGACGAAGCTATGCCCACGCCAGCGCCAAGGGCCGCGTCTCCGGTCAGGGCAGCGGCAGGAACGCCCGTGGCAATGGCATTCTTCGCCAGACCGCCGAGCAGCCCGCCGACAGCCCCTTTCGCCATGCCATACGCGCCGCTGGTGGCGTCGCCGGAGAAACCTGCGCTCTCGCCGCTTCCATCCGCTCTGCTGCCGCCCTGTTGCGGCTGTGTGCTCTTTGCTGTGTTCGCGTCGGGCGTGGAGTCATCACCACCCATGCCCCACGCGTTCGCCCACGGGTTGAAGCCGTTCATGAGTCCGGAACCCCACGCGATGGGGCTGTACTGCCACGGGTTCGCCCACTCCATCTCTACCTCCCCACCACGGCGAACTCCGCCGTCAAACTATTCAGCACCACGCGACCGCCGAGAACCCGCACCTGCAACGCCAGAGACGACCCGCGCGGCCCGCCGTAGAACATCGGCTCGACACGCGCTGCCGCGTCACCGAGCTTGTATGTGGCGTCCACAAGGGCGTCGTATGCCTCGTACAGGGGCGTTGACGCGCCACCAGTCGCCGTAGCCACGCGGCCTATCTCCGTGCGCGTCACACCGTCTCCGTCCACAGCCTCAAGCAGAACCTCGGCGGGGCGCAGGGCATCAAGCACCATCTTCGAGCGCTTGAGGATGAGGTCGCCGCCGAGTCCCTCGAAGGTGCGGGTGCGCAGACTCGCAGCCACGGGCGTCTCTACGCCAGCCGCGAGTGTGTCCGTTCCCTTGTTGTACAGGGTGTACAAAACGCCATCGTCGCCAGCGATATAGACCTTGCCGCCAATCTCGACCACGGCACGGGGCTTGAACACCCCGAAATCTACCTGCGTGAACGCGCCCTGTAGCGGGTGGTAGACGACAGTGCGCGCCTCGCTGCCGAGCCTGACGATGCACCACAACTGCGCCAGCGAGTGCACGTAGCGCAGCGTGACGGCATCCGCGCCACGGGTGAGTTGCGCGAGCAGCTTGTTGATTTTCACGCCAACCACGGGGTCGACGCCGATGTCGCCGTATTGCCCGTTGGGCGTGGGCGACGCGGCCTTGAAGCCGTTGCTGTCAACCATGTACACGGCGTTCCCGACAGCGCGGATGCCTCCGCTGAATAGGGCGGCGTTGTTCTCGCTGATGAGCCGCACAGACCACGATGCCGGTTCGCCAGCCGTGCTGATGCCGTACAGGCGACGACCGAGCACGTTGCCTGACGAATCGCGCTTCACCTTGGAGACGACGAGCGTGTCGTACAGCACCGCAAAGCCTGTCACCTCGTACCCGTCACCGAATCCTGCGGGGATGACGAGTGCCCCCCCCGGCGCGGCTGTCGACCAGTCTGTGTAGTCCTTGGGGCCGCTGAAATACACGGCGTCGGGCTGTCCCAAGCTCGCGCAGACGACACGCCCCCCAATCTCCGACAGGCTGTGTGGTCTCGCGGGGCTTCCGGCTATCGTGCTGACCGTCGCTCCGTCGTATTTGACGAGTCCGGCAGCGCGACCGTCCGCCATGAGGCACACGCCGTTGTAGGTGGCGAATGAGGGCGCGACCGTGGCGCTGTCGAGCGTCGCCACCTCTGCCCATGTTGCCCCGTTGCGCCGCCACAGCTTGCCACCAGACGCCGCAAGAAGGCGCAGCGTTCCCGCAGCGTCCACATACGGGTGCATGGCAAGGATGGGCGCCGCAAGGGGCGCTACGTCCTCACGTGCAAGCCCCTGCCGCACGCACAGGCCGCGTTCAGGCTCGTACCACCAGTTGTAGGCACGGGCGAGGGCGGTTTCCGGGATGGCGTTGGCTGGCGCGGACAGGTCGAGTCCGCCAGTTGGTACGACCATGCGCTGGTCGAGCGTCGTGTGCTTGCTGCTGCGCTTCGGCATGGCTAGACCAGCCACCCACGGCGCTGCACGACCGTCGGTTCGGACGCCGCGAACTGCGCGAGGATGTTGTTCTCAAGGTCTTGCAGAAGCTGCACGTCCTGCGACACGTCCATCTCGTCCGTGTTGAACAGCCGCGCCCGCGCATAGTCCACGAGCAGCGAGTCGAGCTTGCCGTTCCACGGGGTGCTGCCAGCCAGTGTCAGCGCAGGACGCGTAGGCCAGTACCGCAGGCGCAGCGTCACCGCAGACGTGGGGGCCGAGGCCACACGCAATACTTCGCCGTCGATGCAGAACACGGACAGCGGCTGTGCCGACATGAGCGTGTCCCATTCAAGTTGCGAGACGTGGCGCATGGGCTGTGCCGTGTCCAGCCGCGTCATGCCAAGCACGGCTGCGAAATCCCCCGGCACGTCGTAGGCGTCGATGCCCGCCGTGGTGGTGATGTCCAGCGACTTGCGCCCGAAGCTGATGCCGTTGCGCTGCAATATGGCTTGGCTGCGCTCGACGGCGACCTGTGCCACGCGCAGTAACTCGGCATCCGACCATCTGGCGTTGGCTGCGCTGCCGAGGCCGTCGCGGATATGAACGAACAGGTCGGATACGAGCATGGGCTACCTCACGATGATGTTGGATGGCGCGTCGCTCACAAACCGCCGCACGGTCATGTATTCGGGGTTGCTGGACAGGTACTTGCGGATGTCCTTGCCCGTCAGCACCTCGCCAGCGGCAGATGCCTCGGCTTGCAGCCGCAGGAACTCGGCAACGGGAATCTCGCCAATCACGCGGTGCGTGCGCCCCTTGCTGAACCCGTTGCGCCCGAACTCCTTCTCATACTGCGCCACCGACCGCACCACGGCGGCGTCATAGGTCGTCACGCGCTTGAACACGTCGCGGGCACAAATGCCCTTGCCCTCGCGCGTCACGCTCACGTGGTGCTGGATATCCTGTACGTCTTCCGACATGGGCTTCCTCCATTTGGTCGGTGGAAGGGGCGTGGTGCCCCCTCCACGTTGAAAGTGAGGTTACGCCTTGACGCGGGTCAGGTTGCCGATTTTGCCCACACACTTCTTCGAGCGGCAGCGCAGCGACTTTTCCATGACGAGCATGTACTTGGTCGAGTCGCCGGTCTTCGCCAGTTCCTCGCGCTTGAGCGGGCGGAAGGTCAGCACGTCGAGCTTCGACTTCTCGAAGATGGCGATGGTGTCGTACAGCGTGCCCGAGCCCGTGGGGGCGATGAAGCGCTCGGGAACCACGTTGATGACACCGAAGTCGGTTTCGATGACGCGGACGGTCATCGTGATTTTCTTTTCGGAAGCGTTGGTGTTGAAGGTCAGGCGACCGTCCGAGGTGAACGCGCTGACCTTGCGCTTCTGTGCGGGCGGGCACAGGGCGGTGTCGGGGTTGGCACCGGCCTCCCACATCGCCTGAAGAACGTCGTTGAAAAGCTCTTCGGTGATATGGTTGGTGGCTGCGGGGGTGGCGCTGAAATCGTAGGTGTTCGCGGTCGCGGCCCACGAGAGAAGACCCGCCATCTTGCGAGCGGTCGCGGCTGCGCCGGTGGCCTTCGCGCTGTTGAGTGCGACGTATTCGAGGTCGCGGGCGATGGCCTTGGTCTTGAGGCCGGTCTGGTATGCCAGTTCCGACTTGCGACCGTGCTTCTTGGCCTCTTCCAGCGACCCGGACACGCTGAACGCCTTCATGAGAATCTGCGTCACGTTGTCGAGACGGTCGGGCGGCACGACGGCAGAGGCTTCGGGGTCGAAGCCTTCAACCTGTGCGTTCTCGGCGGCGTCGTCGAGGGTATCTTCCAGCCATTCGGGCTTGGTGCTATCACACTTGGCGCTGCCAATCATCGACACCATCGGGGTGTCGGTCGGCGCGACGTTGGCGATGAGGCTGTCGACCTCTTCGGCGAGGCTCTTCGACATATTGGTCGTGTAAGTCGTGGTTTTCACGTCAGCCATGGTAGTGCGACCTCCTGTCGCTCACGGGCACGTCCTGTGCCCTCGTTACGCGTCGAACATGGCCCCTAGCGCGGCGATGTCGCCGTTCGCCGCCCTTCGCGAAAGCTCCTTGAACCGCGCCTTGCGGCTCTGGTCTGGCTGTTCTGCGCCGGGTTGCTCAAGCGCCGGGGCTCTTGTCTCTCTTGCCTGTGGTATGGGCGCGGGCTGCGTATCCTGCTTCGGCTGTGCCGCCTTCTTCTGCACGCCATCGCGGAAATGCGAGTAGGTGCGGGTGAAGAAGTCGGGGTCGGTGTCGAGACGCTGGTACGTCTCCCGTGCGTAGTCTTCGGGCATGGACGCGAGCCAGCCCTTGATTTCGCCGTACACGTCGCCGTGCAGGGGGTCTTGCTGCACCTGCGCCAGTGTCGATTGGATGCGGGTCTGGTGCTGCATCTGCTGCAACACGGGGCCGAACTGCTCGTGCATCTTCGCCAGTGCGCGCTGTTCAGCCTCGTACTGGATGCGCTCGAGAGGGTCGACGGGGGGCTGTTGGGCTTGCTGCTGCCCCTGCTGCCTGTAGGCTGCAAGATAGTCGCGCAAGCCGGGGTCTTGACGCAGCGCCTCGCCGAGTGCTGACAGGGATTCGACCTGTCGGCGCTGTTCGGCAAGGGCTTGCATCTGGCGCGTGTAGTCGCCCCCTGCCTCTGCGAGCTTCTTGAGCTCTGACAGCGGAACTTCACGCTCTTCGCCGCGCACCTTTATCTTGTGCGTCGGCTCTGCGGGCTGCGTGTCCTGCTGCGACTGCTCGCCTGCGGGCTTGGCAGGTTGTTCCGTCGCATCCTGCTTCGGAGCCTCCTCACCTTCGGGCTTCGCGTCGTCGCCATCGAACATGGCCCCTATCTCTTCCTCTCCCCATTCGCGGATGGACTCGCTGGTCTCCGCGTCCTGCACCTGCGGGGTGGTCGCTGTGGACTCCCGTACTTCGGTGTTCTCATCGGGCATGGGTCACTTCCTGTGTCGAGGCCACTACTGCGGCCCCATGCTTGTTTGGTTAAGCTCGGGCGAGCCAAGCGTTGACGGTCACACTTCCTGTCGCCGTGAAATCGAGGGAAAAACCGGCGCACGGCGGGACGTCGAGCGGCACGATGTACGTACCTGCCCCCTTGCCCGTGAGCAGGCTCGCACTCGATGCGCCTTCCGGCACGACATGCGTACCGCGCGAGAGTGTCACCTTCACGGGGCCGACGGTCAGCGTCCCGGCGCCAGCGACGACGACCTCGAGCATGTGGTTGCCTTCGCGTGGGCCAGCGCCTGCCACGGGCTGCTGGACATTCAGCGTCGCCCCGTTGATGCTCGTCTGGTCGAGCAGCCGTATGATGCGAACATCAGTTGCCACGGTGCGCCCCTTACGGTCTGGTGGTGCTGGCTACCAGCGCGTTGCCAGCGGAGTTGGGCGTGACGTAGACCGCTGCACCCGAGGCGTTGTAGAGAATGACGCCCGTCGCGCCGTCACTGGCAACGAAGGTGTCGAGCACTTTCTTCACGCCCTTCTTCACACCAAGTTGCCCGTCGCCTTTCCTGCGTACAGACATGCTTCCCCCCTAGGCCACGCGGCCCGCGTTTGTGGTGCTGTTACCTTGCAGCGCGGCTACCGCCTTGCGCCCGGCCTCTGCATCGTGGATCAGCGCGTTACGCAGGTCTGCGAGCATCCCCCGCCTCTCCTGCAACGCTGTGAACTTCGCCGTATCGCCCGGTGCAAGCTGGACGAGCATCCCCTTGTATGTCTCGTCCATGCGCTGCATCACCTCGCCGAAATACGCGTCGCCGAGCAGTCGCTTCGCGTTCTCGCCGCGCTCTGCCATGGCGGACACTGTGGCGGGGTCGGGCGCTTCCATCTTACGCGGTGGCATCCATGCCTCCCATCGGCTTCGGTTGCGGCATCAGCGCGGCAGCCATGGCATCGGTTGCCATGCGTTCGCGCTGCATCTGCATGTCCGCGCCGAGCTTTTCGCGGTTCTTCATCAGGTCGACCTGCAACCCGTCGCGGTGCTTCTGCATGTCAACCCCAAGCTCCATCTGATGCGCTTGTGGGTCGGGCTGCTTCGCCTTGGCAAGCTGCCCTTGCATCTGCTGCATCTGCTTGCCCATCTGCTCAATCTGCTGCTGCGCCTGTGCCAGCTTCTGCGCGAGGTCGGCATTGCGCGCCGCGTCCTCTGGCGACAGCATGAGGTCGTCGAATGGCACGCCTTGCAGCTTGCCTATCTTGCTCTGCGTCTTGACCGCATGCTCGACCGTGGCAGCGCCAGACGGGATACCGAATTTGGTTATCCACTCCTGATGCTGCAAGAGGAACTGGCTCTGCGCCATGCGGTCTTGCGGGCCGACGCCCACCTCGATTTCGATGGAGAAGTTGCCGCCGAACAGTCCTGCCTCTGGCTGGAGGTCGGCGTCCTCAATATGGGGGGGCCACATGGCATTGATGCGAATCATGTCGCGGATGACGTCGCGCAGCGCCTCGCCAAGCACGCGGGCGTAGTGCTTCTGGCGCTGCCCGCCCGCGCTGGCGATGATGCTGATGCCCGTGGCGGTCTTGTTGAGGCTGTCGGCGTCGAGGCCTTGGTTGTAGCGGCTGACGCCACTCTTGCGCTCGACACGTCCTTCGAGCATCTCGATTGCTTGCAGAACGGCAGGGTCGGATGCAGGGGCACGCTCGAACACCACGCGGTCGGCGGGCGGGCCAGTGACCAAAAGACTGTCCCCGGGGGCACGGTCTGCCCACTGCCGCTGGAACGCCTCGTCGTTGGAAACGGCGGTCGGGTACGCGGCCTCTGCCGCAGCGTCCACGAACATACGCCCGAGGTTGGTAAGCTCGCGCTGGTCGTGCTCAAGCACCAGCGGCAACGCTTTCCCCTCGAAGCGGTGCGCGACCTCGAACACTCGCCCCACGCGGAACGGCGGGCGCTTGTACGGGTTCTCCTCGACGGCGATGACCTCGCCCTCGCACATCCGCACGATGACAGGCTCAAGCAGCCCATCGGCGTCGATGTCGAGGCGGGTGTAAATCTCCCACAGCTTCACAGGCCGCGCCGGGTTCGTCGCCTTGTTCGCGACGGGGCTATGCGTCAGCGCGTCCTCGATGGTCAGGCCGTCCTCTTCGTACTGTTCGCGCCTCTCCTCATCGAGCGTGGACGTGTCTTCGGTGTCGCCGCCGTCCGCCTTGTCCAGCAGCTTCGCGTAGCTGCCCTTGCGGTATACGCCTGCGTTTTCCCCGACCTTGATGTCGTGCATAGTGCGGGGCACGCAGTGGGCGACAAGCGGCGCGGTGTCGATGTCGCGTGCGCCGGGCGAAATGAAGAACTCCCACGGCGGCACAGGCATGACCTTCGGCCCACGGAACTTGACGGCGCGGTGCGTCGCCTTGACGTTCTCCAGCCACATGACGGGCTGCATGGTGGTCGGGTCGATACCCGTCACCTCGTCGTACTTGTCGAGCCTGTAGCCAGCCTGTTCGAGGCGCGTGGTATCCTCTGCGGACAGGCGCGGGAACTCGGCGGCGCTGTCGTCGTACTCGTCGACATAGCACACCTTGAGCACCGAATTGTGGTACTTGAGGGCGGTGTCGAGATACTCGCGGATGATGCGCCCGCCGTCTTGCTGCGTGAAAAGCTGGTGGCGCACGATTTTGCGGATGCGGTCGCCGCGTTCGGCGTCCTGCATCTTGACCGTGAAGAAATCGTCGTGCGTGAATATCTCGCACAGCCCCGGCTTGAGCCATTCGACAGCCTCGAACACGGTGGACGCGACGGCATGGCTGAACCCCTCGACCTCGTTGCCAAGCTTCGCCATGTCGTACATCTCACGACACCGCTTGCGCTCGTCGGACAGCTGCTCGGCCCAGTCCCGAGCGCGGTCAAGCTCCGGCTTGACGATGGCCTTGATATCGTCGTCGGATATGGAAATCTTGTCGGGCACTAGGCCACCCTCCGGTGCTTCTTGGCTGCGGTCATGTTGAGCGACACGGGCGGCTGGAAACCAACCGCGAGGTAGCGGAATGCGTCGGCGTCGTGGCTCGTCCAGTCATGCAGCGGGCGGTCTTTGAACTCGCTGCGCTGCTCGTCCCACTCGCGCTGGTATGCCCACAGGCTTTCGAGGCCATGCTTGCACCGCTCGGCGTCGAACCAGCACTTGGGCAGCACACACCGCACAGCCTGAATGCCATCCGCGATGCCAATGTTCGGCGCGATGCTGAAATTGATGCCCATGGACGCGGCGACCTCGTACCGACTCTTGCCCGTGCCAAGTTCGCGCACCGCGATGTCGTGCGGCGCAATGTGGCGGTCGTAGTGGTACGGCTTGCTCTTGAGCACCTCGGCGTAATGCGCGAAACCCTCTCCGGACGTAGAGTAGTGGTCGATGATGCGGTATTCACCAGCACGCGAGTATTGGAAGAACCAGACGGTCGTGCTGTCTGCAACCCCCAAGTCCCACGCCGTGTGCACGAGCATGGTCGGCTCATACAGCACCGTGCCGATGCGCCCCTCGTCACGCGCAGCTTGCAGCAGCTTCGCGTAGTAGCTGCCCTTTGCCACCACAACAGGGTTGCCGTTCCATATGTGGTCCCACTTGTCGGGGTCAGTGGCGCGGCAATGTTCCATCTCCTGCCGCAGCGTGTCGGGGAACCATGGGTTTTCGTCGTAGTTGACCTTGCGCACATAGCTGCCGGGCGGGGGCGTGCCGATGACGAACCGCTGGTAGACGGGCGACTGCATCCGTGCGGGGTTGAACGAGAACCAAATCTCGGAACCCTGTGCGCGGATGGTGGGGATGAGCAGGTCGAGGCTGCGTTCCGTGACGGTCTCAGCCTCCTCCACCCACGCCTTGGTCACACCCTCGAACGACTTGAGCTTTTCCGGCGTGACGCGCAGGCCGGAGAAAAGGAACGTGCTGCCCGTGGTGACGTGGCGAATCTCGGTATCCGTGCTGATGAACTCATGCGTGAGGCCGAGGCGGTCGATAACGTCATCGAGAAGCCGCTTCACCGAGTCCTTGATGCTGTTCTGCACCTCGCGGGCGCACAGGATGCGCTCGTGTTGTTCGCGGGCGAGCAGGACAAGGGCCTGTGCGAACTGCCACGACTTCCCGCCACCACGACCACCGTAGTAGACCTTGTAGCGGTAAGGCTTGAACAGCGCGGCAAACGCCTTGGGCATCTTCACGTCAGGCATCGTCCATCCCTACAAAGATGATGCGCGTTGTGGCATCGGACTTGATTGCGCCACCGTCAGGGCCGCTATGCTCAACCGCCTGTTTCGCCTTGCCGTCGTGCTTTTCTACAAGCCATTTCGCTGTGTTAACGTCGCCGCCTTCCACTGCGTCCATGACGACCTTGCGTGCTTTGAGGACGGGGTTGGTCTTGAGCGTCGCTTTCCGCTCCACAAATGAAGGGTCGCGCTCCTGATGGTTGTAGAGGGTTGACGGGGCGATTCCAGCGAACAGGCACGCCTCGACGTCCGTACATCCGAGCGCGAACGCCTCCTCCAATTTGTGGAGAACGGCGTCAGTTACGATGGTCGGGCGTCCAGCCATGACTATTCCTCCACCGGCTTCCAGTTCGGCATGCCGACCGCCTGCTGGCACTCGCTGCACACCGCCCTATCCGGATTGCCAACGCTCATGACGAACCCATGCACGCAAACACTACAAGGGTTGGTCGGAGCAGCGCTCGCACTGCGCTCGGTTCTCGCCTCGATGAAACGAGCAAGTACGCGATTGCGGAACTCAGAGACGCACTCCGGGAGCATGGCGCTACCGTCGAGGAACTTGATGCCCTCAATGAACCACAGCAACGCGCCACAGACTTGTTCACACTCTTCGGGCGTTGCGGATGACGCCAGTTCGAGGAACCGTTCCGGTGACGTCTGTAATCTGTAAATAGGCACGCCATCCTCCTCACTCGACACAACAGGCCACCCGAAACACTCAACATCACGACAGCCTGACTCAGCCGTCATCCCGGTACGCCCTGCGAAATATCAGCCCTGCGGAGCTACTCCGACCATCTCCCTGTGAGGGGCGGCAGCTACCCGTCGACGATGCGCTGCCCTTTGAAAACCGCGGCTGTTTATCCGTCACGCCCCCGGTGGGGCCAATCGGCGACCGGGTGGGACGTCGCCGCAGGGCTTTGCGAAATCTGCTGCACAGCACCCTTGCGCTGGGCGGGCCACCCGATGCTGTGCGTGCCCAACGGTGTGTCTCGAAGCGGGGCAGGTCGCGCGACGTGCGCCCTAAATCGCGTTGATGGTTTCGCCTCGGTCGTTGCAGAGGTATGCCTCGCCGCTGTACGAGACACTCACCCACCCATCGTCTGGCACGAGCAGGTCGATGAGCTTGCACCCCGCCGGGGAACACACCACACCAAGGTCGTAGTCTGTGACGCTTTCGCTGTGCGCCATGCGCTTCGCGGCAGCCTCTGGCGTCAGCAAATTCGCCTGCATGACATCGCCGAAATACCGCCATCCATCGTCCGTCTTGAATTTTGCAATCATGTCCGTGTCTCCGTGCGTTAGTGTTGATTTGGGGACGGATTACGCGCCGTCCTTCGCGTCGCTCACGCTGGCCTAACGCAAGCGGTGCATGGCCTCATGCGGGGTCGTCACACCATGCACGCTCGACCCGACTACCGCCCACCCACGAAGGGCAGAAATTTTGCTGCGATGCCGCCAGCCGCACCAGCCGCAGCCATGAGCGCGGTCAGCATGAGCTTGCCACCCTTGCGCTGCTGCTCGGCGTCTTCGAGGGTGCTGATGCGCCGCTCGTGGTCGTCGATGAGCGCGCCACGCGTGCTGCATCTCTCGGACAGCATGGCCTTGATGACGGCGATATCGGCCTCTATGCGGGACAGGCGTTGCTCCTCGGTGCTCATTACAGACCCAGCCCGAGCATGCCGAGCAGGATGCGGCCTATCAGCGCGATGTCGTCGGCGCTGTATCCAGCCCATGCGACGTTGGGGTACAGGGCTATCAGGATGGGGCGCACGATGACCTGCCATGCCAGCGCGAGTCCGCACAGCAGCCCCACGATGGAGCGCCACGAACGTACGAACCCGATGATGCCACCCTGCGACGACTGCACCTCGGCGGTGTTGGTCGCCTGCTGACCCATGAGGCGGTCGTGCTCCTGCTGACGCTCAACGCGGCGGTTGGGCAGCATGTCCGACACTCGGTCGATGACGCGCCCTGCGATGCCGCCGGTGAGGATGTCGAGCCAGCCCATCGCTACATCCCCGTCCGCGTCGAGATGGCGTACAGCGCGGCTACGAAGCCCAACGCACCGGCAATACAGGCGAGAGGCCAACCAGCGCACCAGTAGGCGGCTGCGCCGGAGATGACGCCCGCAACGGCGGCGATACAGGCGGGGTAAACGATGTGCATGGCTATCTCCACTCACCGTCGCGCATCTGCTGCGCGAGTTCGCGGGCGCGGCCCTTGACCTGACGCGCCCACACGCTGTCGAGCATCTCGGCTGCGGCATCGTCATAACGCCCGCTGCGGACTGCGGCGAGCATCCGGCGGAATCCGCACAACCCAACCGCGCCAAGGTTAAATGCCATGTTGAGCAACACGCCGTAGCGGGCATCGTCGAGCGACGAAACCCACGGCAGCGCATCATTGAGGGCGCGGTCGAAATCCATCAGGTCGCGGATGAGGAGGCGGCGCGCTTGGTCGGCGGTTATGGTGTGTCCGACCTCGCAGGGGATGCCGGGCACGGGGCGAGCCTCAAGGTTGTGCCCGACGCCGATGGTGATTTTGCCAGCCGGGCAGCGGTAGGAGGTGAGCTTGACGCCCTCGTGCCGCTCAAGCTGCGGCACAATGCGCTCTTGTACTGACGGTCTCATATCCCCTCCATCCGTCCTCGGTGGCACATCGGACACGCGCCGCTCAAATGGGCTACGACGACTGTGCCGCATTCGACGCATCGCGCTGGGCCATCGCTCACGGGCGCAAACTGCCGCAGTTGGCGGCTGCACATCGCCTCGACCATGCGACCAATGCGGGCAGTCTCCCGTCCCGCGCTCAACATGCGCTCGGCTCGGCGGTACTCGCATCGGTCAATCAGGTCGTAAGCGTCCATGCCCAATACTCGCACGGGCGCAGCGGGGGTGATACGGAAACACGCGGTAACACGCGGTAACATGCGGTAAAGAGAAAGCCCCCTTGCGGGGGCATCGGCTACTGTGCTGCTCGTAGCTCGTTTGGGTCGGCCCATACAAAGGCCTTTCGCGCTCCGGGCCACGGGGGGCTGCGGTGGACCTTGATGCCACCATTCCTCGCCCGCGTCCTTGCCGTCTTCTCACTCACCCCTAGGTGCAGGGCAATCGCACCCCATCCATCAAGCCGGACTGGTGCGGATGACGTGGGGTGTGGGGTCATGGCTGTACCCCCTCGAACACATACGACGGCACGGGCATAACGCGCCCGTCCATCGCGGCGACCATCTTTTTCGTGGCGCGGCACTCGCCCTTGCGCAGCGCAGACCTTACGGCCTCACGCGCCTTGTTGACGCTCGCGCCCGTGGCCTCGCATATCTCCGCGACCGTCACGCCCTCGCCGCCGGATGACGACGCGTGACGTTCCATCAGGGCGCGCAGGTCGAGCGTCGCAACACTTACGCTTGCGGATGCTTGACGCGCAGAAGGTGCGGTTGCCATGTGTATGCCCCCTCGCTTGTGATGTCGAAACTGACCAGACCGATGTCGACGATGCCGCTGCACTGACGCTCGCCGTACTTACTGCCCCATCCTTGCAGGGCTGGCGTCGTCATGGCGAGGTGCGTCGGGTTACCTGAAAACTCGTGATAGTGGACGTGGCTGCGGACGATGACGTCGCTTTTAGGTGCGCCTTCGCGCTCGTTCCACATCAGGTTCCAGACGCGCTCGCGGCTGATGGCGGTGTGGCGTCCGTGGGGTACGCTCGACGACCCCACCTTGTGCTTGAAGTCGAACATGACGCCGTTGATGGGAAGCCACAGATGCCCGTGGAACGACCCGCCGAGGTCGTCGGCAATGCGCTCCTCCCAATCCTCGCCGTCTGGCCCGGCATGGTAGGGCGTGCCAGCCACCACATGCACCGCGCTTGCCTTGGCCTCTGCAATGCACTGCGCCGCCATGCCAGCCTGTGCCGACAGGTCGGTGGTGATAAGCTCGGTGCCCCCGCTGCGGCTACCGCGTCCGTCGATGGCGTCGCCGTTGACGACCAGCACGTCGATGGGCTGCAACGCGGCGATGGTGGCGGAGTACCACGACCACAGCACTCGCTGTTGACGGGCGTATGCGGCGAGCCTGTCGGGGGCTTCGAGTGGCGTCTGCCAGCCGGGGGGCGTCAGCCCGGCGCGATGCCCGCAGTGTAGGTCAGAGAGGATGACGAGGCGACTCACTGCCTCTCCTCCTGCATGTCAGACGCGATGGCGATATACCCCGCTGCGTCAACGTAGTTGTCGCGTTTGCCAGCACCGTTGAGTTGCCGCGCAATCTTGAACAGCACCATCATGTGCGCGACGTCGGATGGCGCGAGGACTGCGCCGTGACCTGCGCTTTGCCGCGCTTGCAGGTAGCCGCTCCACATCTCGGCGATGACGGTGTGGCTGTCCTCGGGGCTGCCGTACTGCTGCTGCCGCTCGCCGTTGACGACGCGGTGCGCCTCCACCAGCACGCTTCCTCGCCCCTCGACCATTTCGTCGGCGTCACCCAAATGGTTCGCCTCGACGCACCCGCCCGTGACGTGGGGGGGTGGGACGTCTCCCTTTCTCACAGCGCACCTCTCTTGCTTGCGCCGAACGCCACGACCAGCACGGCGACCACACACAGCACGAACGGACCCCATACCGGCGACAGCACCCACCACCACGACCAGTCAATCTTGTCTGCGAGTTTCAGCCCGATGAACAAGATTGCCAGCGCGCCACAGAACCCGATACCGCCGCTTTGTTTGCTATTCGACATCACACACCTCGCTTGCTCTCCGTTCCTGCATCGTCAGCCCCTTCACGCTGTTGCCAGCCCACCGCCTCGGATTGCCGCACAACGGACACGAGCATCTGCGCGGCGTGGTGCCACGGATGCCGAGGTCGCGCGCTGACCATGCGGCATCAGGCCACGTCTTGGCGATGCGGTGTGCCTTGCGGTTGCGGGCGCGGATGGATTCGCGAGCTATCACTGCACGACCTCCACGGTTACCTGCATCTCGCCGCCCTTGGTCACCGGTCCGCGCTCGATGACGAGGCGGTCAATCTGCTCATCGTCAAGCCACAGCCCCGCCTCTGTCAGGGCGTCCAGCGTCGCCTTGGTCACGTTGTCGATGTCTCGGGCGCGGCGGTCTGGCGCACAGGCAGTCAGCGTGACGGCGAGGCGACCTGTGAGGCGACGACCAGCTACGCCTGAAGCGGCGCACGCATGGGCTACACTGCGCTTGTACTCGCGCCCCTTCGCGCTGATGAGCGTGCGCGTCGATTTGCCGATGATGACGTGCCGCCAGTAGGTGTTGACGGACGGCGGGTATGGCAGGGTGATGGCAATCATGCGTTACCTCGCACCCACTGGCATGTTGAGACAGCCAGACAGTGCTCACACGCGGTGCACGCTCCCTGCACTGCTTGAGTTGTCACAATGCGCCGTCCAGCTAGGTACCGCGTCCTTCCGGACGAGGAGTACGCACACCTGTGGCATACTGGGTTGTCATGCGTGTTGTGAACGCACGAGTTGCAGTCGGCAGAACGGCTTATCATGCGTCTCCCCTCGCGCACCCGCGCTCCTCGGATTCGATACGGTGTCCGCATATCCCGCACATCATCCCGCCTATTTTGCACTTTCGGCATATGCCAAGCATTGAGCGCAACGCCGCGTTCTCGGCCTCAAGGGTGGCGATGCGCTGGCGTAACTCGTGAACGAACTCACGTTGCCAACCGACCTCATGCGCCAAAACCACAACTTGCTTCCATGCCCGTTCCAGAGCTTCGGAAAAACACCGGATAGGTTCGTCCGCAAACGAGACTATTTGCAGGGCAGAGCAAGCCCCTACATTCCCGAAACACTCGCCACATGGGTGAATATCCCCGGCACCTCTGCCGCCAAAACACAGCGGCCTCGCTTCCACGACCGCCCACCGATGCGCCGGGGCGAAGTTCCTGCCGTCGTTCGTGGGCGTGGTGGCCCATCGTTCGTTCTGCCAAGGGGTCATGCAAGCCTCCTCGCCCACCCGATGTACAGCGGGCCAACAACCAACAGCGTCGACATGGCGCGGGTTTCGCCTTCGTACAGACATGCAGTGCGCCAACCACAGAACGAGTACCGCCCGCACTTGTGCTCAACCATGCCCCAAGGCCATAACCATTCGAGGCCTACGCGGAACATCCAGCGTCCTACGTCAAGCCACCACTCGCGGCTCATTCCCACACCTGCGTCACTTTGCCCCGTGTCGCGGCAACGGGGGCTGTCGTCCTGATTTTTACACACCCGCCATTGTGGTATATCAGCGAGATATTCACCCCAGCTTTGAGCGCGGCGTCCGTAACGTGGCGCAAGATGCCCAGCCTATCGACCTCATCTTTAAACGGACACGGCGCGATGAAGGCGGTCAGCATCAGGTACGCCCACCACCCGAAGGCAGCCACGACCCCGAAGAACAGCCACCACGGGCCGTGCATGGACAGGCAAGCGTCGGCTACACGCACGAAAAATGGCGGCACCCCGAGGATTCCCCACACCCACCCGAGGGCCATGATGGTCTTGCGGTCGTTCATGACTGCACCTCGAACCCGGCGGCACGGAAAACAATCGTGGCGATGTTTGCGCACCTTGCGGCCCGCCGGAGATACAGCGCACGCGGGTAATCTGCGAGGGTCACGTCGCTGTCTCCGCCAAAGCCATGCCCGCCCAACGCCTCCGCAGCAGCCTCAACCTGCGCTGGCGTCACCACGCGGCGGTTCCACTTTGCAATCGCATCTTCCTGCGTATCGCCAGCGATGGTCGCGTGGCACTCGTCGCATTGTACGGTGTCCCACCACGCCGACACGAGTGGCGACCCGCAGCACGGGCACGGCTTAAGCTCGGCCATCACGCCACCATCCCCGCAGCTTGCAGCATGTGGCAAAGCAGCCCTGCGAACGGGACGAGCAGCACGGCAAACGGCACATCGTCGAGTCCAGCCGATTCCGTCGGGAACGCGGGGGCTTGGTCGTCGCTCCTGTCACCCTGCGCCGCGTTTTGCACCCGACGCGACCCGTTGCCCGCATTACGCGCTTGCGTCGCTCCTGTGCCCGTTTCCGTCGCAGCATCGGCCTGTTTACGGTCGAGGAACTGCACACGCTGCGCCTTGATTTCGGTGGAGTAACGGTCCTGCCCGTTCTGGTCTTGCCACTTGCGCGTGGTGAGGCTGCCTTCAACGAACACGAGGCTTCCCTTGCCGATGAACCTGCCGCACGCTTCTGCGGCACGGTCGTACACAACTGCGCTGTGCCACTCGACACGCTCGACATTGTTGCCTTCACGGTCGATGTAACTTTCGTCGGTGGCGATGCGAAGGTTGACAATGGCCTTTCCCGCTTGTGTGTATCTCACTTCCGGGTCACGTCCGAGGCGACCGATAATCATCACTTTGTTGAGCATGACAACCTCACTTGCTGTTTGTAATATTACCGCGAACCGACCATGTACCGAAAGCAAAATGTCTATACAGGGCGTTATTTTTTACAGTGTGGGGCCATCCTAAAACATCGCGCCGCCATTGCTGTGCTGCTCTGCCCACGCTGTTGCCCCTGCATCCTCTCCAAACCGCTGGCGGCTCCCATCAAAGACGAGATGCGCGGAGCCAGTGCCGCTTGCCCGCCCCTTTGCAACGATACACTTGACGGGCCGCAGTCCTGTGCCACCCGCGTTGGGCTTGCCGTGCAAAAACATGACGATATCCGCGTCCTGTTCGATGGCACCGGATTCGCGCAGGTCGGACATTTGCGGCTCGCGGTTGGTGCGCTCCACCTCGCGGTTTAACTGTGCCAAAAGCAGCACGGGGCAACGGAATTCCTTCGCCAGTTGCTTCATTTCGCGCGACATGTCGGCGACCTCACGCTCTCGGCTTGCGCTGCGTTCAACGGGCGTAACGAGTTGCAGGTAGTCGACAACGACGAGGCCCACGCGCCCGTGCTTGCGCTGCACTTGGCGGCACAGTGCGCGGATGTCCGTTGTCGTCTGGCGTGGCTTATCTTCGAGGGTCATGTGCAAGCCACGAATATCGTGCATGGCCTTGCCGATGGCTTGCCGGTCTGCTGCGGTCAGCGTGGCTTGGCGAAATGAGCCGTAAGCGACATCGGCGACGTTGGCGGCGTGGCGGGCTATCAACTCGTCGGCGGTCATTTCGAGACTCGCCATAGCCACGGGGTGCCCTGCCCACGCCGTAGACAGCGCGATGTTGAGGCCGAAGGCGGTCTTGCCGACGGACGGACGGGCGGCGAGCACCACGAGTTCGCCGGGCACAAGTCCTCCGCGCAGGACGCGGTTGAGACTCTGCCACGAGGTTGGGATGGGGCGGGCCGTCGTGCCCTCGTCCTCGATGCGGGCAAGCCAGCCGTCGAGCTGCTCACCCCACGAGCGCACTGCCGCCTTGGTCCCGGCCTCAAGCTCGTTCGCAGCGTCCTTGAGGGCCGACAGGCACACCTCTGCCGGAACGCCCACAGTCGCAAGCTGTTTGCTTGCCCCTGCGAGAGACTCGGCGGCGCGTCGCTTGGCGGCTTCGCTGGCGACGGTGCGGGCATGTCGCAACACGTCCCACTCGGCGGCGAGGCACGTCTCGGCGATGTCCGCAACGTCCTGCATCGAGATTACCACCCCGTGGGCTGTCGCCTCGTGCAGCATCGTCACGATGTCGACGCACTCCCCGCGCTCAAGGATGCGCCCCGCTGCTGCAACCAGTGCCCGGTGGCGGCTGTCGCTCATGTCCTCCGGCTTGCACAGGTCGAGGATGTCGCGAACGAGCATGGGCCGCCGAACGCCGTTGCCGATGATGCTGCCGACCACCACGCGCTCGACGGCAGTCAGGGCAGATACGGGGGCGATGCTCATTGCGCGTACCCCCTGCGACCTCCGTTGTCCTGCGCTCGCTGGAACCACGACGTCACGCGACGCTTTGCCCCGCTCACGGTCGCCGACATCCGCGACGGGTTGGCGTCCAGCCAGAGCTTGAGTTTTTTAAACTCGTGCGCCGGTTCAACGCCGGGGTACGTCTCGGCGAGCATGGAGACGTAGCTCTTCGTCACGACCCACGCCTTGCCCCCCGCGAGCGGGATTGTGCCAGCGATGTCCTCCGGCGGAACCGCCTGCTGCTCGCTTTCCTTGCGGCTCTCCTGCTCCTCGGCTTGCCCACTTTCGGGCTGGTCAGGTGTCGACTCCGCTCCGGGGTCGGCACAAAAATATATATCTGTATCTGTATCTGTATCTTTGCTCCGGAGTGACTCCGGAGTTTCTCCGGAGTTCTTCGCCTTCTTTTTTGACCATTCATCACGGTATTTCAGGATGTTGGGGATATCTACCACCATCGAGTTTCCGACCATTTTTGCTGAAAATATTTCAATTTCCGTGCAAAATTCGGCGAAAACTCGCAGCTTTTTTGGAGAAAAACCGGTAATTTTCCGCCAAAAACTGACAGGATACTCGACGCTGGTCTTCTCGCTGCCAGCCTCAATCTGCCTTGCGACAGTCTCCAAAACGAGCCAATAAAAGCCGTACCCTTCGAGTCCGAGTTCAGCTATCAGGAGGGCCATTTTTTCATCCGTGTTGGCGTGCGTCATGTGCTTAACCCATCGCATCGGGCTTGCCCTCCAGCGTCATTTGCGTATAGTCGTCGTCAGTCATGGCTCTCACTCCATGTCTTTTTGGCCCGTTGTTACAGCAGCGGGCCTTTTCCGTTTCCTCTGCCAGCAGTTCGGCGCGGATGGCACAGCGGTACAGGCTCGACCACTCGCGCCACGCTTGTTCGTCTTCTGACGTCCAATGTGTGGGTAGCTGTTGGATAAACTGGACGGCCTGACGCGGCTTGCGGACAGCAACAAACGTCACGCCCCAGTTGCGCGTTATGGCGAGGGGAGAGGTCATCGCGTGGTCTCCCAATGTGCTGCGAGAATAGCGCGCCCGATGACCTCAACCACCTGCGGAACGACGGCGTTGCCTAACCGCTCAATTCTGTCCACCCTGGAGGAAATCCCATCAGCCGCTCGGCATACTCTGGGTGTGGATAAATCCCATCCTCTGGACCACGCCGAAGAGCCTCGCACAGATTCGACCTGTACGTCGGACTTCCCAAAAACCTTCCCCTCGGAGCACCCTTCGCGTCCGACCTGACGAGCGTTGGCAATAACCCACACTCTGTCCCTCCGGTGGGGGGCATCGACGGCACAAGCCGGAATAACGAGCGGTTGCGCGGCGTAGCCTCCTCTCTCCAAGTCAGAAAGCACCGCGTCGAGGCCCATACTGATGTGGCCAGCAACATTCTCAAACAGGCACCAAGCGGGCCGGAGCGCGCTGACAACCGCAAACAGGTGAGGCCAGAGGTGACGGTCATCCTCCGCGCCGCGTCGCTTCCCGGCGAGGGAAAAAGGCTGGCATGGGTATCCTCCGCAAATAAGGTCAACTGCGGGGAGTTGAGTGCAGTCGAGAGTCTTGAGGTCTCGCCAGCGTGAGACGTCGGGCCAGTGTTTTCCGAGGACGCGGTTGCAGTAGTCATCAATCTCCACCTGCCCGGCGCACGTCATGCCGGCGCGTTCAAGTCCAAGCGAGAATCCGCCAATTCCTGCGCACACGTCGAGGAAGCGCATCCCACTACACCACCGGGCAGTGCATGGCGTCAGCAGCGAGCGCGCCCGTCGCGTAGGGGTCGTAGCCAAGCCCCCACGAGGGGCGGCAGTAGTCACGCAGCCGCTCGTCGTCGGTCGAGCGCCCCAATCCGTTTGCGCGTCGCATGGCCTCAACCATCTTGGAGCGCTTGCGTCTGCACGCATCGCTGCAAATCAACTGGTTGCGGTTGATGCCAACAAACTTCGTCCCGCAAACGATACACACCTGCTCGGCACCCATCTTCGCCCTCACCTGCTGACGTTTGAAAAACAGCGCCCGATACAGCCCAATGAGCGGGGCATAGGTGCTCGTCTGCATCCTGCGCGTGCGCCCCTGCTCGGCCCACTTGCCGCCACCGTCAAAAACCTCGTCGCACCGCTCAAGGGCCTTGCGCAGGGCAGTGCGATGCTCTTGGCACCAAGGGGCTCGTGCCCACGCCCGTGCAGCCCCTGCGAGGCCGTTGAGAGCCTCGACCTCAAGCACCTCGACGACGATGAGCCCACGCTCTGCGGTCGACGTATCGTCGGCGTAGATGCAGCACGGGTCTGTCGCGTTGAGGGTGTTTTGGGGCGAGAGTTGCATTACTGCCTCCCGCCAACCGTGTGGGGCGCGACAGTCGGGCCGTGCCACTTGCCAGCGGCCTTTTGGGTGCACTTGTAGGCTTCGACGGTCTGGCGGAGCTCGTCATGCGCCTTGGATGAGATGTTGAGCACAACCTCTACGGGCTGGCGCTCTTCAATGGCGCTGTGCATGGCACATATCGCCGGGTAGTCGTCCAGCATTTCGGCGTGCAACGTGCCCTTGTCGGGCACTGCGGTGCGCGGCACGAGGTCATAGCCAAGCAAGTCAGCGATGATGTTGAGCGGCCTGTGGTCGCCCGTCGCCCTCATCAGGCTCACCGCGTCGATGACGCCCAGCTTCGCCTCACGGTCTTCAGGGTTGATTTCGCGGTACAGCGTCCAATGCGCCTTGTTCGGCTTGCCAAGGTCATTCGTCCCGAAAGCCTCGGCAACCAGAGACTTGATGTCACCGTGGTCAAGCACCATCTGTTGCAGCGATTCGTAAAGCTTACGCATGGCAAACACCTCTTGAGGTTGTCATTTCGCGTTGGCTGGAAACGGCTATCCTGACAGCATGAAAACTTGCTCTCGCTCTCTCCACGCCCACGTCACCACACGCCGCGCCAAGTCCGGCCCCATCGCAACGGTGCGACTGACCGGGGACGGCGCACTGTGCTGGTACACGGCGCAGGTGCCCGACGCGCTCGACCTGTACCGAGTGGTCGCCGCAGCTGTGCGGCATCACGCGGCTGGCGAGTTCGCGAGGGTGGAGTACCAGTTGAGGCTGGAGGTGTGAGGTCATGGGGTGGCCTCGCGGGGATGGAGGCTATGGGCGTTGACTGCGGTTGTGCTGCCGAGTATGTGGTCTGTTTCCCGCACGATATTCCTAGCAACGCGGTCGCTGACGCCGCTGCCAGCTTGGATAGCCTTGCGGATGTTCAAAAGCTGGCGAGACGTATAGCCAAGAGCTTTTGCAGCCTTTTCCCAAGACCCACAGTGAGCGCGCAGTCGCTCCAATTTTCGAAGGATATTCTTCATGGGGAGACGATACAGGAAAATCCTTCGAGCTTCAATAGGAATTGATGCCATGACCACAAAGGAAAAAAGCCCTATCCCCATGTCAGGAGGACGACCTGATATGGCTGACTACGCATACCGAGTTGAGCGGGCACTTGTGGGTATGATTGATGCCCGCGCTACGCGGGACGGATACCAAAAGGGCCAGTTCGCAAGGCTGGTTTGGCCTTGGATAGATGGCGATGGCGCTCCTTCCCGTTGGAGTGCAATCCGCAACCAAGTCGGGAAGACTGGCAAGCCGCAAAACCTGACCGTGTCTGACCTCGTGCGAATGTGCGCCGTGATTCACGAAGACCCGAGCTTCTTATTGTCGCTGGCGCGAGGACAAATAGCAGGCGAAGAAAAATCAACAGATTGAGCGTGTGCCGTCGCCATGATAAAATGTAGTCTCCACTGCAATCGGAGGAGATAACACATGGGCGAGGATGAGGATTTAAAGGCGTTTGAGGCCCACGCAGAGGCGGCGATTCAGGCCGCTTTTCGCATTACTGAACGTCATATCTTGAGCGATGCCGGACGCTGCCACCCGGACATCAAGGGTATGACCATGCGGCACGCCCTGCTTGCCGCACAGCACGCGGCCTTGGCGTTTGCCGAGGCGGTAAGAATCAAGACATAGCCGGTACCAATTTCAGGCCAATGCCCCCGCGCCCTTTGCAGGTTCGGGGGTTTTTTATTTTGCGGCGCATAGGAAAATCTTGCGGATTTGTGTTGCTTGGCGAAGGATTTTCCTTTATCTTGATTCCACCAACACCACACAAGCCCACCGCAGCGCAGCGATGCAGAGCGACGGGCGAGGCGGAGGAGGGAAGCCCTGCTGGTCAGTAGTGAGGCGGCGAAAGGGAGGCGCAGATACGACGCGCCGAGCCAGTAGCCGGGCTTAGACCGAAGGCCGCTAGGCGGGGTGAGGTAAGACAAGGAAATCGCGCTTCGGGGAATGGCCCTACTACGGAGGAACCATGCTGATACTCATCCCCGAATGGCTGCCACATCCGCCGCACCAAAGCGGACGGCAGCACGTAGGGACAACGGCGCAAGAGCACCGCCCCAAGGTGGCGGGAAGCTAGGCCAGAGTTACTACGGGAGGCCCGGAAATCACTCCGGGCCATTCCCCGAGGCGCGAAGCAACGACAACCATTGGAGACGGCCATGACCAACACATCCAGCGTAGATAACTCTTCCTTCCCTCACCCTGTGGCAAGGCGGGCCCACCGCTGTAGCCACACCGTTCTGACCCGCCGCGAAAGCGAGGCTGACGCGTGCGCCGACGCAGCGTTTTACGCGCATCGTGGCTCCCACGTGTCGTGGTTCGGGCCGAACTACCCATCGCAAGTGTCCAAGGGCTAGCCAAGCGCATAATCCAACGGAGCAGACCATGACCATGCACACCACCATAGGCAGAGGCGACGACACCACCAAGGTGGCAGTGACGACAGTCCGCGAACTCATCGCCGCCGTGCTGGTGCGCATAGGCGAGCCGCTGCGTCGCGAGGCGGAAGAATGGGCCATAGCGCAAGGGTGGGAGGCCTGACATGGAACTCGTACTCACCTCCCATGCGGTCAGCCGCTGCATCCAGCGCGGCATCCCACAGCCCGCAGTCGCCGCAGTCATGGTCAGCGGGCAGCATCGCCCCGACGGTGACGACACCTACGCCGTCAGCGATGGGGTCGCCCGCGTCGTCACCGTCATGCACGTTCACGACACGCCCACGGCTACCGTAAGGCGACGCAGGGCGGCAAAGGCAAGGCATCGTGACGTCCAACAGTGGCTGCGAGACGTGCGCAGAGGGAGGGCGTGGTGATGATGCTCGAACGCTTCAATGACTGGTGCGACCGACATCCAACGGTGTGCGTCATCGCGTGGGTGCTGCTGATGGGCGAAGCGGTGTGGTTCTGGATGGGAGGGATGTAGCCATGTGCAACAACTACTGCGGGCACACCGACCGCGCCACGGGCAACTGCACCATCGTCGGGCAGCACAAGCCCTGCGACGCGCCACAGACCGCAGAGACGTGCCGCTACTACCACGACGACGGCAACGCGTGCAGCCTGTCGCCGGAGATGACATCCGCCATCCGCGAGGCCACAGGCGTGACGGTCTACGAGATGACCGTCGACCCCGAGACGTGCAGCGAGTGCCGGTTCTGGGAGCAGAGAGGCAGGTGGATGTGATGGACGCGCAGCGCGACGCGATTGAGGCGCACGACGCCTACGAGGATGCCGTGCCTGTGAGCGAGAGAACGTGGCTGTACAGAGAGTACGACGCCACAGAGATAGGAGGGTAGGCCCCCATGAGTCAGACAGGACTGGTCGCATTCGACCCCGCAGCAGCAAACGCCCTCGTCAAGGTCTCCGAACACCTGTTCGGTAGCGGCATGTACCCGAATATCCGCAACCCTGCGGGCGCGTTCGCAGTCGTCCAGTACGGCTACGAGCTTGGCGTCGGCCCCATGATGGCCCTGCAAAACATCAACGTCATTCAGGGAAAACCCACATGCAGCGGGCAACTGATGCTCGCGCTTTTCCAACAGCGCGGAGGCAGCATCAGCGTCGAAGAGGAGAACGACGAGCGCGTTACCATCGTGTTCAGCAAGGGAGCGAACAGCTACCGCTGCACGTTCACGAAGGCTGATGCCACCCGCGCTGGGCTTTGGGGAAAGGACAACTGGAAGAAATGGCCAGCGCAGATGCTCTACTGGCGATGCGTCGCCAAGGGGGTGCGTGCCATCGACCCCGGCGCAGTCATGGGCCTCTACACCGCCGACGAAATCAGCAACGGCGATGCCGTCGACGCCGCCGACGAGCCGCGTAAAGCCACGGCAGAGAGCGCGCCCGTTGTCGAGACGGTAGATATCGGCTGGCTCAAGGAGTCGCTCGCCGCGTTCGTGACAGAGGCCGAACTAAAGGCCCACTGGAAAAAGAACGAAGCCTACTACAACCGCGCCTCGAATTACTCGGATGTGTGCAGTGCATACACCGAGCGCAAAGAGGCCCTCACGCCCCCACACACTTTTGACGCCGAAGTCATGCCCGCCACAGAGGAGGCCGCACAATGAGCGCAGAACTGCAAGTAAAAGAGACGTTGCCTGAGCTTTCGTTCAACTTCGACGAGCTGAAGGCGTGGGCGGTCGGCCTGACCGAGAACTACAACGGCCTCGTCGTAACCGAGGATATGGTTCCCGCCATCAAGTCCGAAATGGCTGGTCTCAACAAGATGCGCGACAAGCTCGAAACCGCCCGCAAGGAAGCCGTTAAGCGTGTGTCCGCGCCCATCAAAGACTTCGAGGCGCAGGTAAAGGAAGTCGTCGGCATCTTCACGACCGCCCGCGAGGGGCTTGCCGAACAGGTACACGCCTACGAGCAGCGCGCCCGTGACGAGAAACGAGCGTCGGTGCAATTCGCCATCGACGCAGCCAAGGACGCACACGGCGTGCAGGGGCTGACAATCCCCATTCAGGAATCGTGGCTCAACAAGACGGCGAAGGCACAGACCGTCAAGGCCGAGGTGGACGCTATCATTCTCGCGCACCTCAAGGCCGAACGCGAGCGCGAAGAGCTGGCACGCGCCCGGCAGGAACGAGCCTTCGCCATCGAACAGAAGGTGCAAGCCCTGAATGCGGCCCACAGCATGACCGTCGCTGTGTCCACCTTCACCCGCATGACCGAGGGTGACACCCCGCTTGCTGAGGTGTTCGAGGCTATCGAAAAGCACTTCGCCAGCCGCGTTGAGGCCGCAGAGGTCGAGCGACGCCGCGCCGAAGAACGTGCCCGCCTCGAAGCTGAACGTCAGGCAGAGGCCGCACGCCGCGCCGAGGAATCCAGAAGCGAAGCCACGCGCCGCGCCGAAGCCGCCCGCATTGCCGATGAAGAGCGAAGGGCACAGGTTGCCGCGTTTGTGAACCCCGTGCCGCAGCCTGTCGCACAAACCCCCGCGCCCGCGCCGGAATACCGTAGCCTTTCCATCGCCATCAACTACGACGCCGCCGCAGAAGACAGAATCCTCGCCCTGCTGCGCCAGCTTGAAGCGGCGTGCGAGGGCTTCGTCATCCACCGTCACGCGGCCTAACGTCTCACCCCTGACCCATTACGCCAGATAACGCGCCAGATATGAGCCACGCCCCGGCCTTGTAGGGGCGAAGGAGTGAGGACGATGCGAGACAAGCTTCCAGTGCCTGAAAAACTAGAGCGTGTTCTGCTTTGCTGGCACGACAATACCGACGAATGGCCTTCGTCGCACATGGAAGAGCTTGAGTGGGAAGACACATCATACAGCGAGTACGTCATGGTTTTCAGCTCGCGCAAGCTCGACGATACACTGCGCGAACTCGCCGCCCTCCGCGACCGCATCGACAAGCTGGAGTGGCTGCGGGAGGTGGAGGAAGTGCGCCGCACCATGTGTCTGTGGCACCCGTACTTTATGACAGACGGCGAGAAGCCGGGTGTGGAGACGCTCGACAACGCAGAGGCCGAACACGACGCCATCCTCGCAGCAGCACGCGAAGCCGTGGAGTCCTGACCATGCATCTGCAAGGCCGCATCGTCGCAACACACCGAGGCCGCGCCATCGTGACAGGGCGCAACGGTAGCCACCCGTGGCTGTGGCAAGCCGAGCCGCTGCGCGACGACGGCACGGTGGACGACACGAGGCTGGTGCTTGTGGACACGCGCAAGGCTGTGTTCGTGGAGACGGATGACGGGATGAGAGGCGTTTTACCGATGGGATGTGGAGCATGAGCGATACGAAGTTTACGCCGGGTCCGTGGAGGTCGCTTCCGGACTGCGATATCCCTGCTGGCGAGCGGAGGATGGCAGACGACATGTTTGACTGGCTGGAAAAGAACAGAGCAAAAGCCCGCCTCATACGAGCTGCACCTGACCTGCATCGTGAGCTTGCACATAGCGTCAGGCTCATGTGCAACAACTGCAACCGGTGCGAACTCGACGCAAATGGCAAGCCCATGTTCGAGGCGCAGGCGTGCGCAACCTACACGCGCAAGGTGGCGGTTCTTAAGAAAGCCAGAGGTGAAGCATGACCCGCCCCGCCGCTGTCGACGCCCTGTTCGCAGGGCACACGTTGCCGAAGAGCAAGGCCGCGCTGGATGAGTTGCGCGAGTACATCCGGGGGCTGGAGAGGCGCGACGGCAGCTTACACGCGGAGGTGGAGCGGTTGCAGTGCATCGTGGACACCATTGGAGCGCATCCTGAGTTGTGGTGTCGCAAGTGCGGATGGACAGGAATGGGCAGCGATGCGTTGTGGACAGATGGGAGCTACGAATACCCGCACGACCGTGACCCATTTTGCCCTGTATGCGGTCGGGATGATTTTGGATTCCCGGCTAGCATCGTCGATGAATTCGATTCAGTGGAGTTTGCGCGGGAGCCCCCATGCAAACCGTAATCACATGGACGCGCTACGACGGGACACCGGAGACGCTGCCGGAGGAAGGGATTGAGGTGATTGTAGTGCGCGGAGACAGCGTAGTGCCCGCGTCTATGGCCATCGAAGACACGGGCGACTCGGCATCGACATGGTGGGATTTGCCGCGTGGGAATTGCGCACGAGTCCTGATAGGCGACCTGTGGGCACCGTGGCCCGAAGCGCCAAAGGAGGTTGACGCATGAGCTACCAGAACCGAGCTACCGTAAGCGAAGAGCAGTGTGAAAGGCATGGCCTCGACCCGAAAGAGGTACTGAAAATCGCGCAGGGCATCACGCGGTACATGCGGAAGGCGCAGAAGATTGGTCTCGAATTGTTTGGGAACTCAGGGACGGGCCTTTTGTGTGTGCGTGACGAATCGGACAACAAGGTTATTGTCGCAGAGCTCGCTCCCTTGGGTTTGTACGATGGGGGCGAGGAGACTTGGCACGACGACACGAGCGGATGGTAGGTATCTAATGCCCCTGCGCATCATCCTCGGGTTGATTCTCGCCCGCCTACTGTTCGGGCCGGAGGTGGACACATGACCCGCCCGCCCATCACCCACGTCGCCGTCCGGTACAACGGCACGGTCTACTCCGCACCACGCCCTGCTCGCCACCACGACCTGATACGCTGCATCTGCGAGGCGACAGGCGCGGAGGAGGTCGACGCCACAATCAACGGTGGGTTCATCAACCCACGGACGGGCGATTTCATGACGCGGGCGCAGGCGGCGCACTACGCGAAGTTAGCAGGGCAGATAGGCAAGCTGCGGTATCCGCCGTCGCTGTATTCCGAAGAGTTGTGGTGAGGAGTTGCATATGGATAGGCTGATGAAATTGGGTGACGTGCTGAGCATCGTACCCGTGTCGAGCACAACGTGGCGCAACTGGTCGCGCACGGGCACGGCACCGCAGAAGGTCAAGCTTGGGCGCAGCACGTTCTGGCGTGAAAGCGATGTTCGCGCCTTCATCGCCGGGGAATGGCAGCCCGAAGCGAATCAAGGTAGTCCGCATACGCCTGCATCATAGCCGTGCGCTCCTCAAGATACTCCGTGCGGTGGTACGCAGCCCTCACCTTATTGCCCTCGACGTGGGCAAGCTGCCTTTCGATAATGTCGGGGTCGTAGCCAAGCCCGTTGAGGAGGGATGACGCCATAGCCCGGAATCCGTGGGCGGTCATGATGCCCTTCCCGTAACCAAGGGAGCGCAGCGCAACTAGCAGGGTGTTTTCCGACAGGCCACGGTCACTCCGCAACCTGACGGACTGGAAGACGAGACTACGGTCAGGTCGAGGCGCAGCAGCGCGAACCTCGCGCAGAACGGCGAGAGCCTGTGTCGACAGCGGCACGATATGCTCTCGCCGCTTCTTCATCTTGTGAGCTGGAATCGTCCAGACCGCACGCTCCACGTCAATCTCGCCCCACTCTGCCGACCGCAGCTCGCCCGGACGAACAAACGTCAGCGCGAGAAACTGCAACGCGCAACGCACGACATGGGCACCTACGTATCCGTCGACAGCCCGCAGTAACCCGCCGACCTCTACTGGGTCAATGATGGCGGCGAGGTGTTTCACGGGGCGCGTGGTCAACGCCCCTGCGAGGTCGCGGCATGGGTCGCTGGGGATACGGGCAGACGCAACGGCGTAGCGCATCACCCGCGAGCAGATGCCCAGCGTCTTGCGTGCCGCCTCGACAGCCCCGCGCCCCTCGACGATACGCAGAGCGTTGAGGATGTCCAGCGGCCCAACTGACGCGATGGGCATGTCGCCTATCTCCGGGTACATGTACGCCTCAAGGCGTTGTTCGACGGACTCGCGGTAGCTTGTCGCCCACTCCCCGCCCTTTTTGTCCATCCATTCCCGCGCCACGCCTGCGAAAGTTTCGCCCTTGGGGGCAACATTCTGGGGGCAACTTTTATCTGCAGGGTCGATGCCACCTGCGATGAGCTTGCGTAGTTCGTCGCGCTTCTCCCGCGCCTCTTTCAAGCCCACAGCGGGGTACACGCCGAGGCTTAAACGCTTCTCCTTGCCCCCGATACGGTACTTGAGACGCCACCGCTTGTTACCTGATGGGGGCACCTCAAGATACATGCCCCCAGCGTCATGCAGGCGGTATGTCTTTTGCGCCGGTTTAGCGGCTCTGGCCTTGATGTCTGTGAGCATTTGGGGGCAACTCCTGCGACCTGCGTTTTGTTGCCCCCAAAGTTGCCCCCAAGTTGCCCCGGCTGTCAACGCGATTTGCTGTCACTAGCCGCCACTCCGCGCCACATGAAAAGCCCATAAACACAAGGCCCGCAAGCACTTATTGGTACTTGCGGGCACTTGGTGTCTGTAAAAATGGCGGAGCGGAAGGGACTCGAACCCTCGGCCTCCGGCGTGACAGGCCGGCGTTATAACCGTCTTAAC